AAATAATCGTATAACTGAATTTATAAATAAATAATGGAAAAAGTTACTATCACTCTGGAATTAGCCAACGCAATTACTCAATACTTGGGAACACGACCTTATCAGGAAGTTGCTTCATTAATTGCTGAAATACAAAAGCAGTATGCGGAAGCGCAATCATTAAAGGTTGTTAAAGATGAAATTAAGCCTTAAAAACTATTACCACCCAACGCCTAAATTTTGGCGCAAATTAGGGGACGCTATTCTTTACGGATGCGGGTCAATCGGTGCGACAGGATTAATAGCTTTTGACGAACTAAAGGAAGTTTTTAGTAGCGTTGAATTAAAGGCAGTTATTGGTGGCGTTCTTATTCTTGGTTTTTTGGGTAAATTTCTAACCAACTTTTTTAAAGAAGAAACGCCACAGCCATGAGTGAAATAGAGGAAATAAAGTCACGGGTTACCAAGATTGAAAGTGAACAGCGAACGATTGTTAATTCGCTTAGTGAAATTCAACACTCTATTAAAAATCTCGAACTTTACATGATGGGCAATAAAGATGCTGGGGTTAAGGGAATAATCGGTGAGATGCAAACACTACGTTTTGACTTAGGTAAAGACTACACAGACGAAAGTAATATCCAGAATGAAAGAATAGCCCGATTAAACAATATGCTTATTGAGCGTTGTGATTGGTTAGATAGCCGGGTAAAAGTTTTAGAAGAACACGATAAATCAAGTGCAAAGAAACATGGATTTATTGCAGGAATATCAGCGGTAATCGGGGCGGTCACAGGATTTCTAATTTCAGTATTTAAGTAATGGCAAAGCAAGTAATTAAAAAAAAAATTACCTTTGGAAAAAAGAAATTAGGTAAAGCAAAGAAGCACCCTAATAAATCAGATACCACAAAGAAGTATAACAGACAAGGCAGATGATTGCTAACCCTCGCTATTATATATCTCCTTTATACGCAGCTTTTGAGGAAAGTATGCGAGTTGCGAAACAGGCGCGAACAGAAGACCAAACCAAATACGAAACCAACAAAGCAGTTAGAAAAAAGATAGATAAACTGCTACATGAAAACCATTTAATTCAGCAGGAGATTGATAAGAATACGACCCCGGAAGAAAAGAAACGGATCAACGAATTAAGTGAAGCGGTGTTTCAAAAGATAAAGGAAATAGAGCCTAATTTTTTTGATAAAATAAAAGAATGACAATCACATTAACGCATCTTATTGTATTTATTTTACTATTAAGTTTTTGCGGAATATGTTATGTTATTTATCTTTTACGAATTATATTAGAGTATGTGGAATGCACTTTTGATATGTCTGTGAATATCGAGGAAGCCACAAAGAAAGAAGATACTGACGAAGATTTTTTATCAGCTAACTAAAACCGAAGCCCTGCAAAGGGTTTTTTAATTTATGGCAAATCCATTTAGACGAATGTTTTGGGATATTGAAACAAGTCCGAATATCTGTTCATCATGGCGGGTAGGTAGTAAGATATTTCTCTCAGCTGAAAACATAATTAAAGAACGTGCAATAATTTGTATTTGTTGGAAATGGGAAGACGAAGACGAAGTATTCCATTTAACATGGGACAAAAATCAATGTGATAAATCAATGTTACAAAAGTTCGTTAAAGAACTGGATAAAGCGCATGAAATAATAGGGCAGAACTCAGATAAATTTGATGAGCGTTGGATTAAGACCCGTTGTATTTATCATGATATTCCGGCACTCCCTAAATACACCTCTATAGACACGTTAAAGATAGCACGTAAGACATTTAACTTTAACTCAAACAGATTAGACTACATGGGAAAATATCTCGGTGTGGGGCAAAAAATAAAAACAGAGTTTGACTTATGGAATAAAATTATCTTTAACAAAGATACAAAGGCAATGAGTTACATGGTCGATTATTGTAAGCAAGATGTAGTTTTATTAGAACAGGTATTTAAGAAGCTGCAAAGATACTCAGAGCCAAAAACACATAAAGCGGTAGCGTTGGGTGGCGAGCGTTGGGAGTGTCCGCATTGCGCCTGTGAAGATGTGAAAATAGAAAACACTAAATATTCTAAATCAGGAATAGCAACTACTCAAATGAAATGTAAAGGGTGCAAACGCTATTTTAATGTTAGCGAAAAGATACGTAGGGACTATTTAGAATTTAAACTAAAGCAGGAAAGGAGAAAACACAATCTATGAAAAGCAAGTATAAAGGCGTTTACCACCCAACACCAAGACTAATTGGCAGAAATAACGAATGGCGGGCAAGGATAGTAATAAAAGGCATTAAATATGATAGTTACTATCCAACGGAGCGTGAAGCTGCAATAGCTATTGATAAGATTTTAATAAGGCATAAAAAAGACCCGGTAAACATATTAGTAAAAAAATGAGAATAACAACAACAGGCGCAGCAGGAATAGATTTAATAACTTCTTTTGAGGGCTTTGAAGCCAAGCCATACGCTGACCCTGCAACGGGAAACAAGCCATATACAATAGGCTACGGCACTACTGTTTATCCTTCAGGAAAAAGAGTAGAACTAACCGACCCACCGATTGATAAAAGCACAGCATTGGTTTACCTTAGTCACGACCTCAAACAATTTGAATACGGAGTTGATGCCTTAACGGTTGATACTATTAATCAAAATCAGTTTGGGGCTTTGGTTTCCTTTGCTTATAACTGTGGACTGCAAAACCTTAAAAGTTCTACTTTATTAAAAAAGGTGAATGCTAATCCAAACGACCAGACTATTGCAGCGGAGTTTAAAAAGTGGTGTCGGGGGAACGGAAAAGTAATGGCAGGATTGACACGCAGGCGCGAAGCCGAAGCAAATCTATATTTCAAATGAGCATAGAAGCCGAACGCAGAGCCGACCAAGACCGCAACATCCGATTAGGCTGGGTTACGTTTCTCTTCCTTTGCATGGTTATTATGATTATGAATTTGTCTGGGTGCTAACAAAGCCTTTGCAAAATAAGGGGAACTTACTTCGCAAAGCCGACTGTTAGCGGTAATGCTTGACCATATTCTCATCCAAGTAGTATGTTGAAAAATTATCACTTACCCAACCACCTTTCCAAATAGTTGTGCTTGTTGTTGTTTCATCAGTTGATAAGCAACCAAAAGTAGCACTACCGCTAACACCAGATAAAAGCAATTTATTACTACTAATATCTAACTTTTCTGCTTGTTTTTTACTTTTGTTTTTCATATCTAATTTTATTTTAAACTGCTTTTATCTGTAAGCGTTATAGGTAATTGTTTTAAAAATTCCCACCGCACCCATTAACCGAAAATTGTTTCCCAAAATCATTTGCGTTTATTTCTTGGATGATATGGCGAACATTGAGCATCTATCATATTAGAAAATACTTCACTTTCTCTATGTTGTTTCATAGTTTCCTCGTTCAATTCTTCTTTTAGCTCTATCTCTGATAATTTATATTCCCCTCCGCAACTATTCGGATTTATAGAGGTGCATCTATTTGAACGAGGTCTATTGCCTGAATGATGCTCACTACACCATCCCGATATTATATTTCCCATTTCAGTATGTATGTGTCCAGTCCATGATGTTGCAGTTTTCCCGCAAACGATACAGTTTTTTGTGTGCATAATTTCGTTATTTAATGCCTTAGCTATTTCACCAAGTAAAGAACCATACAAGCAACTGCAACACCCGAAACACCCCAAAGCAAAGCCTTATGAAACTTATTCTGCCTGTCTTTTTTCTTCAGTTGCTTTTCGACTGCTTTCTTTTCTTCTGCCAAACCTTGAGAGATAGCCTTGCTCATTTCCAAGTCTGTTACCAAAGTTTTGTTTATAGCCTCTAATTCGTTATTTGCGCTATGTAGGGCATCGTAACCAACCGAAATGGTATCATACGCCTCTAAGCACCCGTCACGGTCTATAAACGCTCCGATTACAATATCTAACTCCTTTTCGGTTAAACAGGTTAGAGTATCGTTATTTGCTAAGTATATACTTTGCGAGTAACTCCTGCTTACCAGACAAAGGCAAAGCCATAGCACTATCTTTAATTTGAACATATTTAATTTTGATTTTGATTATCTCTTTTGGTTTACTTTCAGCAATTTCCTTAAATCTGATGTAATTAACCCTCATTTCTTCTAACTGAATACTATCCTGCTCAATCCGACTTAACAGATATTCGCGCTCACGGTTTGGCGGGGCTATACTAACTTGATTACAGTTGATAATTTTCACAGTCAATCCGATTATTACAATCATTAAGATTACAAAGATTATGATTAGGGAGTTTTCTTTTATGAATTTCATTTTGCAAAGTTAGTTAAAATGGGCAGTATTCCTGCACAATTAGTTCTTTTTTAATTAGTGATTTAGACAATGACTTTTCGCCTATCTTTTTTGTTTCACCCTTTGCCCGGTAAACAATACGATTAAAAGAGTATTCGCGCTTCAAAACTTGCAAATCTGAAATTCTTATTACCTCTTTATTTTCGGTTACTATTAATCCGAACTTTGGACTGTGCCATTTACTTTTTATTTCTTGTATCATAGATAGTTAAGAGTTAAGTAGGTTCTTATAACATCTGTTATGCGTAATGCTACATTTGTCCTCCGAATAAACTTTTCTGCTCATAATCTTTTTTATTAAAACTTTTTTCCCTCCCTAAAATTAAATCAAAATACTTCTGTTCCTTTTCAATTTGTATGTAGTCCCTTCCTGTATTGTAACACGCCTCGGCAGTTGTTCCGCTTCCCGCACAGTTATCAAGTATCAATTCGCCTTCATTGCTATAATGATGGAGTAATCTCTCAAATAGTTCAACAGGTTTTTGGGTAGGGTGTATTCTGTTCGGATTGTTATTTCCAACACTTATTTGTTTCAATACACTGCCCGAATATTTTTTATTTGTCGGTATTTTTCTCTTTTCGTTATATTTTTGCGAACCACGCCCATAAAATTGATGCCCTTCTTTATATTGTGCAACATTTTCAGATTTTGTATTTCTGATATTTTTCTTTTCCTTATCCTCCAACAAGTAATTGTATTTAATAACCCCATACGAAAAAACACAAATATCCTCGTGTAGTTTCAAGGGTTCTTTTTCTGCTCTGATAAAATTAGAAGCAATCGTCTTTTCCCAAACAAGTGTATATTTTAATTTATCAATATTACTGTTTATTAAATTGGTTGTAAATGGTTGTGAGCTAAACAATACTATTGCTCCATTCGGTTTAATAATCCTTTCGTATTGCTCCCACAATTTATCAAATGGTATTATCGTATCCCATTTACAGGCAGTTGTTCCGTAAGGCAAATCACATAAAATCATATCAAACATTCCCGTTTCCATTTGGGGCATCAGTTCCAAACAATCACCTAAATAAGTTTTATTTTTTTCAAAAATATTTGCCATCGCTCTAAAAAGTTTTAATAAAAAAGGTTTTCGTTTCCATATCAAGTTTATCTATAATTAACCGCACTACGCATAACACGGTATTTGCAAAATTGCCCATCAACATTTGTGCTTAATTTGAAGTATCTGCAATGGCAACTTCGCAAATACCCATACGTTATGCTCCATTGCTACATTCGTGCTTCGTATTGACATTTCGGTTCAAAAATTAAAATAAAAAAAGCCCACGCTCTTCAATTTTTGCAAAATTGTTAGGTTTAAATTCCGTTTCATTTAATCTTTTGTTACCAATATCAACATACTTCTGTTCCTGTTCAATCCCTATAAAGTTTCTATTCGTGTTTTTACAAGCTAATGCTGTTGTTCCTACTCCGATACAATTGTCCAAAACTATCATTCCTTCGTTGGTGTATGTTTTAATCAAATATTCAAAAAGTTCAACGGGTTTTTGTGTTGGATGAAGTGGCTTCCCTTCACTTGGTATTTCTAAAATGTTTATTGGATAGTTTTCATATTCTACATCGTAGGTATTAACTTCTAAATCTGTCCAATTATCACCTGCTGAACCTCGTTTGTTTGTTTTGTTACAAGGTATTATTCCTTGTGCGTTAAACACTCTTCTTGGATTATATGTATTAGTTTTGGTTAATTGTTTAATTGAATTTACTGCATCATGCAAATAAAACAACAAGTCATTATAAGGATATTTTAAATTATCACATAGTATTTTCAATTTATTTTCATCAGGAACAATGTTCTTCCAACTTGATGACTTTCTCAAATAACCCGAAGCCTCAAATCCGCAAACAATATTTAATTCTTTCAATGTTATTCCTGTGTTTTTTACTATTTCTCGTAATTTATCTTTAAAATAAATCATTTCATCTGTTGTTATTACTTTCTCATAATCTTGCGGTGTAACTATTGGTTCGTAAAAAACTAATATATCTTCTGTTGCTCGTAATGGTTCGTGAGAAACCCTTTGAAATCCTGTTGGTCTGCTTTTTTTCCAATGCCATATATGTCGATAAGAATTAAGGTTACTCATAATTAATGCACTTGTAAATGGTTGTGTTGCAGTTAGAACAATAGCCCCTTTGTGTTTGATTATTCTCTTATATTCATTCCACAATTTATCAAATGGAATTATACTATCCCACCCATTTGCAGTTGTTCCGTAAGGCAAATCGCAAAGTATCATATCAATACTTTTATCCTCAATTTGTGGCATCAGTTCTAAACAATTACCACAGTGTATTTTATTAATTTCTAATCCCACGCCTTTTTTTTATTTTAATTTTTGTTCAGTTCTTCGTATCAACATTTGTGCTTAATAAACCGCAACGAGAGCATAACAAGTGCTATAAGCAAGTTTGCCAATAACATTAGTGCTAAATTTGAACATTTCTGCAAGGCAAACCTGCTCATAGCACCAACCGTTATGGGCAATGCCAGCGGACACCCTAAAACATTCGGAGTTGGCTGACAAAATCTTTAAAACGCTTTTCTTGTTTCTCATAATATTCAGTATCAATTTCAAATCCTGTAAAATGTAGCCCCGCCTTATTTGCTGCTATCCTACTACTTCCGCTTCCAACGTGTGTATCTAAAATACTTTGCCCTTCGGTTGCATATTTGTAAAAAATCCAATCATACAGCTTTATCGGCTTTTGGGTAGGATGAAATTTATTTGCCTTATCTAAATAAGCCGAGTGCCTAAACATTTTTGGGGCTTTATCAAATGAAGTCCAAGCCATTTCACAATCTGCAAATGATAGTCCTTCTGGTATTTCTTTATCCCAAATAATGTAGTTTTTACAAGGTGGCAAATCAAAGTAGTTTCCGCCCCAAATGATTTGATTTTTTGATACCCTAAATAGTTGGGTAAAGTATTCTGGAGTTGGAGTTTCCTTATCCCAATCTTTCGGCTTCCATTTTCTATTCTGTATTTTAGATGCCTTTTTGCTTTTTCCAACTCCCATATTCATATTGGCTAAATCCAACCCATAAGGCGGGTCTACAACAGCCAAATCAAATTGATTATCAGAAAAGCGTTTTAAAGCCTCTACACAATCCTCATTGTAAACTATCGAAGAAGGCACATGCCCATAACACGGGTTTTGCGTCAGGCGGGCTGACGTGCCATCTTCAACATTTGTATTTCTATCAATCATTTGTGCTTAAATTAAAGTTTCGTTTTTCAAATCCCGCCCGAACGCAAAGCCCTCGAACGTTATACATCCACAATTTCATCTTTTTCAAGTAACTCATACATCAAAGTCTTCGGATAAACTTTACTTCCAAATTCAACATACTCATCGTGTATCTTTTCAATGTCAGTTAATTCTCGGTTTACCTGGCTTGCAATCGTTACCGGTTTAACCTCTACCCATTGCATTTCGCCTAATTCCTTTTCCTGACAAACTTCGATAAACTCTACCCCGTTGTAAACGTCATCTTCTTTGCGCGGACTTGCCGGAAGTCGTTTGTCGCAGACGTGGTTAGAAAGGACTTTGTAGGTCTTTCCGCGTAGTGTGAATAGCTGATGTTTGGTAAATCGGTGCATTACTTTTTCAGTTTAGTAAGTTCCTTTTTCATTATTCCCTTCAATCGTGGAATATGGCTAATCGGTGCGCGGGTGGCAAAGGTGTTGGTCTTTTCCTTATACTGAGGCTTACGTCCTCCGCCTTTTTTACGTGTCTTTTTTATTTTCATGGGTGCAAATATAGTTATTTGTTTTTAATATGCAAACTTTTTTAAAATAAAGTTAATTGTGATTTATATTGTTCAAATCGTTTTTTACCCGCTTCAAAGTAATCTTTATCTAACTCGCAGATGTCGAGGTTAAACCCTTCCATATCACAGGCTATTGCGCTGCTCATGCTGCCTCCGTGAGTGTCAAGTATGGTTTGCCCTTGCTCTGCATACTTTTGAAGTAGCCAACGATATAGTTTAATAGGCTTCTGTGTAGGGTGTATTTTATCGCCTGTTCTGTTATCATATCTGTAAAGTTGCGCAGGGCTATCAAATGAAGTCCAAGCTAATTCTACCTGACTAAAGTTTTCCCACGGTTGCACCTTATCCCATACTATTATACATCGGCTTGGTGGTAAAGGAAAGTAATTACCTCCCCAAATAATTTGGTTTTGTGAAACCCTTAAAAGTTCTATAAAATATTCTTGATCAGGAATAGCATTATCCCAATCACAGTTTGAATTATTTAATACCCTATTTTTTAATTTACCGCTTCCACTATTAAGCCTGTTCTTTTCTAATCTATCTTCCAAAGAAGTCCGACCATCATAGCCCTTTAAATTGGCTTGTTTTGGTTGTCCGATACCATAAGGCGGATCAACAATAGCCAACGGGTAAAACTTGTCAGACTTACCCTTCATAAACTCAATGCAGTCACGGTTGTAAAAGTTTATCATTTTTAAAAATTAATTATTCCTTCATATTTTACTTTCCAATCCTCGACCATTTTAGTAAGTTCTTTTATAGTGGCTTCTGCATGGTCGTTCTTTACTCTTAAATTTAATAGTTCCGTTTTATGCTTTTCGTTTTCAGAGTATAGCTTAGAAATAAACACCTGACATTCACGCAAAGCAATTAACTGTTCTTTTTTCTGCTCGATTATTTCTTTGGGTGCGTTTACCTTTTCCAACTGCTTTTCCATGCCGGAAGCAATCACTTCAATATTATTAATGTGGTAAAGGCGGTTCATCGGGTTTATATCAAAATGGCTCATATCTTTTTATACTTTTCATCTAATATCATAGGGGTTGTATTTATCCATTTTATTGAGTGGTGCAATCGTATATTTTTTGCGTTCATCATTGCTATTTTCGTTCCGCTCGGGTGCATTAAAATAGTATGAAATGACTTTACATAAGTTCCTGTTAAGGCGTATTCATCAGTCATTCCACCCTTATTGCTTTGTGTTGCAGTTTGAGTAAGTGAAACAAAAGGAATAGTTAAAAACAAATTGCCTCTCGTAGCTAATGATGTATAAGTATTTACATCTTCGTTTATGCTGCCAACAAAATTAAACGGTCTTTCAGTTGAGCAAATAAACGAGTTCATACATTTTCTTTTGTTAAATCTATATGAACCTTTGCCGTTATTTATACCTCCTATAAAATCCCCACCCTGTGCAAAAGCAATAGATAGTGCAGGAATAGATTTGTAATAATTCAAAAGCAAATCAAATACTAAATCAATATTTTTTATTGGCTTTATTGCACCACAATTTTCTTCTGAATTAGTATCTATTCTAAAATCAAAAGCTGTATAGTCATCGTCAAGTTCAATAAAGTAAGTAATCCCCAAATCCTTCGCAATTTCAAAACAGGCATTTCTTGCGTGTATAATTACTTTCCTATTATCAAAATTATTCCCTTCGTCTATTTTGTCTGCCATTGCTTTTTTATCAAACACTTTTACATTTTCTGCTCCAAAGTTTTTAATATACCTGCCAATAGTTTTATCCTCATTATCTACAATAAAATAAATTTTGCCTGTATATCCGCACTTTTTCAATGTGCTTAATGTTTTAACATTGTCAGGTCTTCCGTGTGTCAGTATAAATACTGCAAAATCTTTATTCTCCATATTCAGTAAGGTATTGGGTTCTAATTTCATCACACAATTTCACATATCCCAATTGAATAGCTTTTTCAAAGTCAATTATTACTAATCCGCTTCGTTCCATTAGGTTTTGCATTTCTGGTGTAGCGTGTGCATAGTAATCAGCTACTTTCTCATAGTTGAAAACATTGTGCCTTCTTGCTGCATCCATTAAAAAGTTCTTTTCATCAATAGGCAAATTTGACATATCAATCTCCCTCATTAATCTATGTGTTTTGCTTTTGTCGCAAAGTTCCATTAAATGAGGTTTTGCGTTTTTAGGTTCATAGATAGGTGCTTCAATCTTTGATGAATACTTTTGTTCATCTTGATTTGGTGCAAACTCTTGACCGAATAAATCTACTTGTTTCATGGTTTAATTGTTTTAAAAAGGTTCGTTACTATATTTCTCATTATCAAAATTCAAATTAACAGGCATCTTTACTTCTTCTGCAACTGGTTTAACAAATTTATCAGTAAATGAAAATCTCTTTTGCCCATTTAAAATTTCATAAAATCTATGTCGCGAGTAATCTAATTTAATCTCATTAATAAGTGCACCTACTTTTCCTACTCCCTCCGGCTTTGTTTTGCTTACGAATAAATCCAAACCGTTGCTGCTTTTATCAGGAAAATCAACAGATATAATACATTTTCCATTTGCATACCAACTTCCGCCACCCTTAATATCATTTGCATCAGGAACACGTCTTTTCTTTTTCTTATTTCCGTTGCTATCCGTTTGCATATTATTTTCGTCAATCTCTGTCTTTGTAGCGTGTGCAATAGTATGAAAGTGCTTCATATACTTTTCGCTTAACTCATTGCGCTGTGCTAATACTTCATCTAAATACAAATCTTCACGCTTTCCTGCAAAGTCATGATAAAAGTTTTTCCAACTGTCAATCATTCCAGAGTGTATAATTCCAGCATCGTCTTTATACTCACAGACAAACTGAAAGTAATCAATCGGGCTTACTGCTTTTTTAATATCCTTTTTACCTAAAATAAGAAAGTGAAAGTTAATCCAATCTTTAGCTTTTAATATATCGGTTTCAGTTACCTTATTCCCGTATTTAGAATTAAAGTTTTTACCACTATACATCATCATCAGCTTACTCCAAATCTCATTGTAGTTACCAATATCAGGGACATATAAAGCGGTGCGCTTGCCGTATAATTCTGCCTGTGTC